CCAACAGTCAGTACATATGGTAGCATCACTAACCGTTGGGGTATTAGTCAGGCAGACGCATTGGCAGCAAACTCCTTCTTGGGTTATACTGGTATTGGATATGCATCAACAACTTCAATTGCTGGTGAAAAACTTGCAGTAAACGGCAGCGGCTACTTTAATGGTGTTGTAACTGCTACAAACTTCTATGTTAACGGTTATGCGGTCAGCACAGGTACTGGTAATGCATCTGGAGTGACGGTACAAGCTACTGCAACTAATGCTACATATTATCCAGTCTTTGTCAGTGTAAACACTGCAACAGCACAGGCTTTACCAGAATACACAACCAGTACTTTCAGTATCAATCCGAGCACCGGATCGATTACTGTTGGTAGTACTGCAACTACAACAGCCGCTAATGTTATTAACTCTGCTATATGGGAAAAACTAAGATTTGTAAACGCTACAACTACTTCGACAGCTAGAGTTGGGTCAGATGGCAATGGTTTAAATCTTTCCACTAATGCGGTTTATGGTGGTCCATGGGCCCAAGACACTAACCTACAAAAGAGTTTATTATACATTCAACATCTTGGCAACGGCCGCCATGAATTTAGAACAGCACCTGCCAATACTAGTACTGTAAACTGGGTGTATTCGTTGGTAATGGACGACAATACCGCAACATTTAGCGTGCCTGTGGTGTTGTCTGCAACTACTGCTTCTGTTTCAACTACTACTGGCGCACTAACTGTAGCAGGTGGTGTCGGAGTCGGTGGAGCATTGTATGCTGGTAGTGTTTATGCAGGTGGCACACAACTATTACCAAACAGCATACAAACATTTACCGCAGCGGCAAATACCACAACATTTGCTATCAGTGGCGGTTATGTAGTTGGACAAATACAGGTATTTGTTAACGGTATTAGTTTGAGTTCTGTAGCAGGTGACTTTACAGCCAGCAATGGCAGTACAGTTGTATTGGCTACACCTAGAAATGCTGGTGATGTTGTTCAAGTTATTAGTCAGCAGTCATTTAACCCAAGCGGACAACAAGCCTACATCTTTAACCAGTATACAAGTAATGGTACAACTACAACATTTGCCACAAACTACAATACAGCAACAGTACAAGTTTACCAAAACGGTGTACTACAGTATCCAACTACCTATACTGCCAACAATGGTACAAGCATTGTATTCAGTAGTATACCAAGCAATGGCACAGTGATTGGGGTAATCAGCTTTAATTCTGTAAGCATTGCCAATGCGATAAGTAGTAGTGGTGGTACAATTCAGGGTAACTTGAATGTAGCAGGCAGTTTACAACAAAATGGACAAGATATTACAGCATTTGCTACAGCAATGGCTGTGGCAATGGGAATATAAAAGGAAAAAATAAAAATGGCAAAACAGCTAGTAAGACAATATATTTTTACACCAGGCGGAGCTGGGGCAGGCACTATTCAAATTCCCGGTAATGTAAGATTAGATCAGTTACTGGTTATTACAAATGTTACTCGCAATACCGTAATTTATAATTTTGCCTCTAACGGATATACTGGTACAACCACTAGTTTTAGCCGAGGTAATACTACAGCATTTCCTACAGAAGCAATGCGTAGTGATGGTGTAACAACTATTACATTAGCCTATAGCACTACTGGTATGAGTAGTAGTGATGTATTGCAGATTTATACAGAAAATCAACAAGGTGCAATTATTACCCGTCCGTGGGCTATGGGTACTGATGGTTGGGAACGTACTCGTGTAAGTCAACCACAAAGTATGATCGATGCTGACTTTGAATACGGACAACAACCTACTAAATGGCAGTCATTGAGTCAACTACGCGGATATCCCGGTATCTATGAAGTACCAGGTACTGATTTAAGTATTGCCAGTGTCACATCAGATGCTAGTTATGCCAGCGGTGGACAAGCAGGTGTTCAAAGTTATATCACAGTTAACACAAACTATCCTCATGGATTAACTACAGGTAGCGCTATCACAGTTAATGCATTGTTGCAAACAGTGGCTAGTTATGATCGTGCAGGTGGTTCATTTATTGTTGATAGTGTAACAAGTTCGACTCAATTTAGTTATTATGCCAAAGGTCAAGTTGGTGCAAGTAGTGGTACAGTGATTAGTCAACAATCCACAGTTATACGTAAAGGTGGTTTCTATACTGGATCAAGTTTAACCAATGTGACATTTTCGTTTGCAGGCGGCGGCGCATCCACTACTGCCACAATCACAGTTACTTCTACCGATCCTCACGGTTTTATGCCAGGAGATCCTATTATTACTCTAGTCACTAGTGATAACGGAACTAACTTAAACAAACTTGCTCAAGGACCATTTTACATCAGTAGTGTTCCCAGTGCAACCACATTTACCTATCCTGCTCGTAACGTAGGTAATATCACTGGTACCATTACTGGTTACATTTATCCAAGAACTGATAGTTATTATTATCATAGACCATTTGACGGCGGTGTTCAGTTAGGTACAGGCGGTCCTGCACCAGGAATGGATGCTATTCGTCAAAGTAAGAAATATCTACGTTACCAATCTGGTAAAGCCATTAACTATAACACAGGCGCCTTGTTTGCTCCTAACTATAATGTTAGAAGTATTAGTGCTACAGGTACTGCACCAGGAAGTACTGTTACTGTGGTATTAGATGATAATGACCACGGTGCTCAAATAGGTGCAGTTGTTGTATTAAGTAATATTCTTACATCTGGATATAACGGAACTTATACTGTTACTGCAATCGTAGACGAACGTTCATTGTCGTTTTTGGCAACAAATACACTAGGTAGTACCAATCCAAGTATTGGTGCGCCAGGTACTTTAAGTATTCAAAACTGGTATGGAGCCACAGTTCGCGCTGGTACATTTGACGATCAAAACGGTGTATTTTGGCAATATGATGGTATTCAAATGGCTATTGGTCAGAGAACTAGTACTGCTAATTTGATCGGATTAGTAACTGCCACAGTAGGTAGTCACGTGATTACAGGCGGTAATAGTCGTTATACTCAACAGCTTTTAGCAGGTGATCGTATTGTACTTAAAGGTATGACACACGTAGTTACAGGTGTACAAAGTGATACACAAATTATTGTTAATCCGCCATTCCGTGGATCCACAAGTACCAGTGGTGCCAAGATTGTTAAAATATTAGATAAAATAATACCACAAAATCAATGGAATATGGATCGTTGCGATGGTAGTAATGGTATCTATAATCCCAGCGGATATAATTTGCAAGTGAATAAGATGCAGATGATTGGCCTGCAATGGACATGGTATGGTGCTGGTTTTATTGATTGGATGCTTCGTGGTCCAGATGGCAACTATATTATTGTACATCGTATGAAAAACAGTAACGTTAATACAGAAGCTTATCAACGTACTGGTAATATGCCTGTGCGTTATCAAGTATTAAACGAAGGTGCCCACAGTACATTAACTAATGCTATGTTAGCCAGTGATACTAGTATGGTTATCGGCGATACTACCTTTTTCCCTAACGCAGGTAATGTTATGGTTGACCAAGAAATCATTAACTATACCAGTATAACCACAGCAACCAATACATTAAACGGGTTGACTCGTGCATACACACTAAATCAGTTTACCGCTGGTCAGAATCGCCAGTTTACTGGTAGTACTGCTACCGTTCACAGTGCAGGTAATGGTGTTATTTTAGTTGGTCAAACTGCAAGTCCGCAGTTAAGTCATTGGGGTTCAGCATATCTAGCTGACGGCGGATTTGACGATGACCGCGGCTATATTTTTAACTATGTTATTCCAAACATCCAAGTTAGTACTGTGCCAGTTACTACATTTGCCATTAGACTAGCGCCCAGTGTCAGTAACGCTATTCCAGGCGACTTAGGGGTGCGAGATCTTATTAATCGTGCGCAGATGAGATTGCAAGCGTTGGAAGTGACAGCGGGCGGCTCTACAAATACTAACTGTGCCATGGTCGTTGCTGGTATTTTAAATCCGCAGAATTACCCTAGCAACTTTGCTAATATTAACTGGCAAAGTTTAGGTAACACTGGCCTTCAAACTGGTCAACCAAGTTTTTCACAAGTGGCACAAGGACAAAGTATTGTATTCGATAATACCGCAACCAATGTGTTTCAAACTAGCGGAACTACTCCTGTTAACAGCAACATTATAACATTGAATAGCACAGTGGGTATCAATCCGGGTGATGCTGTATATTTGAGTAGTGCTGGTGGTAAAAATACAGATAACGGTGCTACTATCACTGGCGGCACTGTGGTTACATATATTAATCCACAAACTAATCAAGTTACAATCAGTAACTATACACTACAAAGTATCGCTAGTAGTACTAATATTGCATTTACTCGTAATGGGTTTGCACAACCTGGAGAAACTATTTTCTCATTCGTTAGTAGCCCACAGGAGCGAGACGTACTTGATCTGAGTTTGTTGAAAGAGTTAACTAATACACCTATCGGTGCAAGAAATTGTTATCCAAACGGACCAGATTGCTTGTTCATTAACGTATATTTGACTTCTGGTAATCCAATTTATGCCAACTTAACGCTACGTTGGGGTGAGCCGCAAGCCTAAGTATTCTAATAAATACACTACTATTTAGGATTCACTGATGTCTATTGCTAGTAATTTAACGTTTATAGAAAACTCCGCAGGAGCCATAACAACCGGTACGTTTAACGTTATCGCACTGCCAATAACTTTCAGTGCTAACGGTACAGAATATTTTAGATTAGACAGCACCGGTGCGTTAGACGTTAATGTTACCAGTGCTTACAGTGGTTCTAAATTCAGTGTTAACGGCGGGGCTTATGTTAATGGTACACTAACTGCTACCAACTTGGTTGTTAGTGGTACTTTAACTGCCGGCAGTATCAGTGGCTCTAGTGCTCAAGTAAGTCTAAGTCAAGCCACAGCCAACGCCAGTTACTATCCAGTACTAGCATCTAGTAATGCCGTCGGCGCTCAAACAGAATATACCACTAGTAGTTTTTATGTAAATCCAGCAACTGGTCAGTTGAATATTGGTGGTACTACTTACATCGCTGGCGATTTGTATGTTGACGGCACGCAGTTCATTGTTAATAAGAATGTTATCAGTAGCGGCGATAACGCATTGGTATTGAGCACAGGGTCTACTACTGCTGTATTGGCCACAAACAGTGGACTTTATATTGGTGCTACATCAAGTACTGCTTACATTAGTTTGTCGTATGATGGTATTGCTAACTGGGTAGTAGGCGGAAGCGCTGGATCTGGTATTAAGGCTGCTAATCACTATGCTACAAATTTATCTGCTAACCAAATTGTTTACGCTGGCACTGGCGGTTTACTCAGCGGCACAAGCACATTTGTTTATACTGGCAGTAGTGTTGGTATTAACACAGCTTCACCTGGTACTTTTGGTACACTTGTTGTCAGTCACACTGGTGCGAGTGCCACAGCGTTAGTTGTCGGCGATACTAATACTCCATCTAGTGCTACAGGAATGTATCTTCGCAGTACCACAACAGCATCTATTGCTTGGAGTTCAGGTGCTGCTTTTACATTCAACCAAGGCGCCGGCGGCCCTGAAAAACTGCGTATTGACGCCAGTGGTAACATCTTAGTTGGACTGTCCACAGCACAAGCAAACGGACTGTTACAGGTTAACGGCAGTATTGGTCTAGCACCAAACGCACAGATTCGTCAGACCACAAACAGCGACGGCGGCACATTACAATTCTTTGGAACACAGGTAGTTGTTGGTCCAAACAACAGTACTGGTTACAGTTATGCAGAAGCAGGCTTGTTGGCCAGCGTGTCAAACGGCGACAGTCAAATATTACTTGATGTAGGTCGCGCTAATACACTAGCATCTGGCTGGGCAAGATTTAGAGTTGTCAATCAAACCGGTTTTCACTCTAGCATACAGTTGAGCAGAGGGTCAACCAGTACTTTCTATGCTGATACCACCAACGCATTTGTTGGAGTTGGTTATACATCCGGACAAGTGGGTGAAAAATTCAGTGTCAACGGTGGTGCGTACATTAATGGTATTACCACGGCAACAAGTTTTAATAATGTAGCAATCACCCAACCTGCAAGTCAAGCAACATTAACATTAGCAAGCGGTATAACTCTAAACCATCCAGTATCGTTAACATTCCCAAGCGTCAATGCTACAACAGCAACTTGGACACTGGCAATGAGTGGTACTTCCAACACATTGCAGTTCCAACCGCCAACTACTGGACCAACAGGGTCGCAAGGTACTACAGGCTCACAGGGAACTACAGGAACACAGGGAACTACAGGAACACAGGGTACTACAGGTACTACTGGATCACAAGGTACTACAGGTACTACTGGATCACAAGGTACCACAGGAACACAGGGAACTACAGGTGCTCAAGGTACTACTGGATCAACTGGCGCACAAGGAACTACTGGTCCAAGCACATTGATCAATGCTACTGCTAACACTAATGCAATTGAATATATAGTAGGTGTTGCTGCTGCTGGATCTAATCAAACTCCTACAGTAGCAACTAGTGTACCGTTTACCTTCAATGCCAGTACTGGTTTTGTCGGTATTGGTGTAACAACAGCTTCAAATGCACAACTTGATATTCGTTTCCCTACATTAACAACCAGTACTCAACTTAATCATATTTTATTGCAGGCATTGTCGAATGGTGCTAACGTTGCAACTGGTGCTCGAACAGGTATTACATTTAATAATCGCACAGTCGATTATTCGTCATCTGGTGGTATAAGTACAGCTGGTATTTACGGTATCGATCTTGATGCTAGTCCGTCTGTCTATGGTAGACAAATGGGTTTGGTGCTTTATACTTCAAGTCAAGATGCTGCTGCAACAGAAAAAGTTCGTATTGATCAAAATGGTGTTGTAGGCATTGGTTTAACAAATGCATCAAGTTATGCTACAAGATTAGCTGTGCTTGGTGGTACAAATGCCACAGTATCTAATAATGCCACTTACGTATTCAGCATAGGTAATGCAAATGCTAGTGATTTTACTGTAGGTAGCGATTCTAGTTATACATACGTTCAAACTTGGAATAGTAAACCTTTACAAATAAACAACCAAGGTAATAACATTTTATTGAATCCTATTAGCGGTTCAGTGGGTATTGGAACAACAACTCCTAACTCAACATTACATGTTGCCAGCGGTAATGTAATGATTGGAACTGGTACACCAGGTGCTCCACTATCGTTTACAGATACTACAGGTTTAAAGATACAGTTAAATGCCAACGCAGCAAACTACTATACCATTGAAAAACAAGCTGCTGTAGCCGGCGGCGACAGTATGTTCAAGCACAATGCAGGTCAAACTGCGGCGGGAGAACACGGTTTTTACAGTGGTGGTACTTTAAGATTATTAGTAGATGCTAGTGGTACATTGTATGTAAACAACATATCAGCACAGTTGAACACTGGCTTTACCAACAGATTAAATGTTAACGGTAGTATTGTAGCAGGATCTGGAAGTAGTACCAACGGAAGCATTATTTTACAAGGCTATTACGGAAGTGGTGGTTCTATATCTAACTGGGGAACTGAATATAGCAGTGGTGGGCCTGTAATGGGTTATGCTGTTTATCCAAGTACAGCAGCAGCAGGTGCTTTCTTTAGTGCTGCAAGTGCGGCAAATAGCCGCGGCGCTTATACTATTTCCGGTAATACACACAACTGGTATGTAGGTGCAAGTCAAACTGTAGCAGTCGGTAGTGCTGTAACTATGACTACAGGAATGAGTTTGACCAGTGCTAGTGCATTAAATGTAACAGGCGAAGTTACAGCATTTTTCTCAGATCGTAGATTAAAGGAAAATATCAAAATTATTGACAATGCATTAGGTAAGGTGTTAAAGTTAAATGGTATACTTTATAATCCAAACGATTTAGCAGTAACTTTTGGACAAGATAAAAACTCAAACATAGTTGGATTATTTGCCGACGAAGTTGAAGCGGTATTGCCAGAAGCGGTTAAACTTGCCCCATTTGATACAGATGAGAATGGTTTGAGCAAATCCGGAGAAAATTATAAAACAGTCCAATATGAAAAGGTCGTACCATTGCTAGTAGAAGCCATTAAAGAACAACAAGAACAAATCGCTCAACTTAAGGCGTTGGTGAACTCTTTGGTTAATAAATAAACCGGGAGTAGACTGTGTCAATTTTACCAGCAACCGGATCAGCGATAACAATGGGAGGTGTATATGTAGCGTATTCAAATGCTACTACATCTACCTTGGCCGGCGATAATATCAAACTTAGTGGTACATTAGGTAATAGCTACGGCGGCAAAGCAACTGGTACTCAAATTTCATTCTCTGCTACCTTTGGTGGTAAAACTACTCCGTATACATATTACGGAAATATCTAAAAAAGTGTTGACACGATCTTAACACTATGTTAGCATATAGTGTATAAAGGCAGGTTCACTATGACAAAGAAAACAAAACTAAACATTGCTAAACTATTAGATTTAGCCACAGGTCCTAGTCGATGGGAGTTGGATAATATCACATACAGTGATAGAACATCAAACCCAGAAACGCTAAAGGCATTCTTATCACGCATTCAACTGCTACGCATCAGCGATGCGGACTCTGCGGAGTTAAAAATCCTAGAAGATTTGGCCAATGATTTGGATCAAAAAGAGTGTGAAGAACTGTTGAGTAACAGCGATGACATGGCTCAACAAATGTTCATTGAAAATATTGCCCGTCAAAGTGCTTTAGAAGTTCTTACCAAGGATCGAGTTTCATTTGAAACCATGAACATCATGTGCAAGTTAAGTCCCAGCGACTTCATTCTAGCATCTAAACGAACCCAGGACATTATCAACAGTATTCACGAGTTGGTAATCCAAGGCGAAACATTGAGTAATGATGTTGCAGGCGCATGAAAAAAAGCATTTTCGAATCTAGCAAATGGAGCCTGAAGAAAGGCAAGTTGGCTGTATTGGTTCCATGCCGTGACATGCTTCATGCAGCCTTTGCTAAGTCTTTAACAGAGCTTGTCAAACTTAATACTTCTAGTGGTATTGATACTCATGTTATCATGGATGCCAGTACAGTACTATTAACACAGCGTGAACGACTAGGACTTGAAGCACAAAAAGTTGGCGCTGAATATATGTTATGGTTAGACAGCGACATGGTATTTCCTGCTACCACCGCCTTGAGATTAATGGCACATAATGAACCAGTTGTAGCCGCTAACTATATCCGTAGACAACTGCCCGCTAAAGGTGTTGCCTATGAAACTATCGGCGATTGGCAAAATCCCTTACCATTTGAACCTCAAGATGAACTAGCGTCTGTCGAGGGTATTGGTATGGGATGTATGTTAGTCAAAACTGCTATTCTTTCCAAGATTGCTCAACCTTGGTTTGAGTTTGGTTGGACGCCTGAAAGCAATGATCACCTAGGTGAGGACATGATCTTTTGCCAAAAAATGGCACAGGCAGGATATACTGTTAAAGTAGATACACAACTCAGTATGGAAATGCGCCACTTAGGCACATGGGCATTTGGTCCTGAACTAATCCAGTAAATCTAGCAGCAGTTCTAACTTGGCACGAACTGCTCGATTACTGAAACTATTTTTAACACCTTGGTGTAGTGGCTTTGGCCAGTTATCAAAACTACACCAAGCGTATCCTGAATGTTCTTCGTTTAAGGTAGGAATAAACTCTCGATCTACAATCAACACATAGGTGTTGTATTGAAAGTTTTGATCATTACTGGTAAACAGTTCTAAAGGAATAGTCTTTTTGATTGTAGGAGACTTTCCTATTTCTTCTTGAATTTCTCTATTCAATGCTTCGTAGGGTGTAGCATCTGTGGGTTCTTTCTTACCGCCCACTAATCCCCAAGTGCCAGCAGTCTTGCCTTGTGTGCGTAGTAGGAATAAAAATCGTCGAGTATCTTTGGCTAAAAACAAACCGCCACTACATACGATTTGATTTACAGCACTAGGCTCCAGTCCTGAGGTCTGTAAATTCCTTCGAAACTCTTGCTCCATTCTCCGTTCTCCCATATGTACTGTATTCCTGTATATGAATTAGTTATATAATAAACGGCTGTGGTAGTTTGACTATTGAAAATAACATTCCAACGGCTTCCGTCCCATTGAATAATATCGTTAGCAGCGGCTTGGAAATCACTGTGATCGGCATTTTTCCAAGCCTTAGGCCCTGTATAGCCCATGGTACCAAACTCAGGAACTTCGTTGATTCCTTCTAATATCAAATAACGAACACCTCGTGCAGGATACGTCGGTACATAAGTTTCTGGATTAATGATAGCATCTATTGTACCTCTACTATCTACTGCGGTGGTAATAGTGGTATTGCTAGGCTTAGTATCCATGTCATAAGACAGTATCATTTGTGTATCGTCGTTGGGATTCAGACTTATATAGGCCACGATTTGATTGCCAGCAGGTGTTGTTAGTCTTATTTGACTTAGATTAGCGGTAAACTGCCCAGGATACAAGTCGAGTAAAGAATACCAACTAGCACCACGACCCACATTACCACCTGATGCTGCTATAGATTCTTCATTAACTAACAATGTTGCAACGCCATCTAATACCAAAAGTTCAAAGTTACCCGGTGTGGTAACTACTGTGCCTACTTGATTGCCCAGTGTAGGGTATACAGCATCTAGATTGTTGTAGTTATCTGCAATAGTGCCCGGGGCATCGGCAAATATGTTACTGATAATCTTGGTAATGATACCTAGTTTTTTAACCTTGGCAGGAGGAGTGATCCATATAGGAGTGACAAAAGTCAAGTTGGCAATATCGATATCTTGATTTGTACCCTGAGGTATTTGTCTGTTAGACCAAACTGATTGCTGTAGTTGTAAAACAGTTAAACTAGTCCAATCAACATAGTTATCTGTGGTTTGTATTTCAAGACTAGGATTAAACAATACAGTAATCTGTTCAAGGATTTGCAGTTTTTGTTCGGTGTTTGTTGCCCATATATCTGCTGCCAGTGTTAGTTTGTAGGGACAGGGCATAATGCGTTCGACTGTGTATCCACTGCCTTGTGTATTTAATAGCTGGCCCGTAACAGGATCTACCGCCCTATCTCGTATTTGTAACTTGCTAACAAATGTAGGATCTTGTAGTCTTGTTTGATCGTATTCTAAACCCTTGATATAGCAGGCAATGAAAGGTGCCGAAGGTATTGTATTTTCGGAGTTTTTCTTCAACATCTGTGCTGCTTGGCGATTAGGATCACCATAGATAACGGGAACCTGATGCAAGGTACCTGTGCCGTCCTGATAGGCAAAGTTACTAAATGCCCGCATGAACTGTGTAAGATATCGTCTTATCTGCCCATCATAAAAAAATCCACTACTTACCCTCCTGATTTGCGATTACTCGCCTTTTCTGTATAAACTTATAGATATACATTTTTAATTATCCGCTTTTGGTTTTAGTGCCTTGCTCAATGCCTGGCGTTCTTGAACAACTGATCCGTTAATAGTAGC